CTATATGATAATATATCATTTACTGATAATTACGTACCCTGTAAAATTGAACAATGTTTTTGCGGAACTGATATGGTAGCAACTAAAATACTTCCTGAAAGTAAGTATCCCCTGGCATAAATACGCATACTATGTGGATACTATCAATACTACCCGACGCCGCAATACATGTAATCTTTGGATTAGGTATTTTGGGCACCCTCGCAGGATTCGTCCTAGGATTCATTCCTTTTGTTAAAACATATCAATTTGCTATACAAATTTGTAGCATCATTGTGCTTGTGTTTGGCGTATATCTTGAGGGAGGCCTAGCTGATTATAAAGAATGGGAACTTAAGGTCAAAGAGATGGAAGCTAAAATGGCTCAAGCTGAAGCACAATCTGCAAACAAGAACATTGAGATCCAAGAAAAGATTGTAGAAAAGACTAAAGTTATACGTGAAAAAGGTAAAGACATTATCAAATACGTTGATAAAGAAGTAATCAAAAAAGAAGAAGTTATCAAGTATATTGAAAACTGTCCTGTCCCTAAAGAAATCATAGACCTACATAATCAAGCTACTGAGTTGAATAAGGCGGCTACAAAATGAAATATCTATTAATACTTCTATTATTAGCTGGATGCTCAACAACTGTTCCAGTTAAACAAAAGTTCCCAAACGCTACACCTGAATTAATGAAGAAATGCGAAAGTCTTAAAAAGATTGAGGGTGATAAGGTTGCTATAACTGAAATGCTTAAGGTTATTATACATAACTACTCACTATACCATGAATGTTCAACTAAGGTTGACGGATGGCAAGATTGGTATAATGAACAGAAAAAGATATTTGATAACGTAAAATAATAGCATATTATGAAGTATTTGATATTATTGTGTGTATTGTTAGCCGGCTGTGCCACCAACAATGATTTTGAGCTATACTTAGAAGCACAGAAATCCATAAGTAGAGATGCCACAATGAGTGAAGCGGCACGAATAAGTGTATTGATTGATATGACAAAAAGTTCTGACAATCAAGTAAAAATGGAAGCAATACGTGCCTTACAAGAAATCCAGCGTAGTAAAACCCCTATAGTTATTGAAGCGCCAAAGAAGAATTGGTTCGGCTTTTGATAAATACTATATAGGTTTAGGATTTTACATGTCACAAGAATTTACTAATGCAAACAGTATGCCCACTAGTGGTAATGCAGATCCATTAAGTACGGCTTTTGCTAATGTAGCTAATAATTTGTTTTCTTTTCCTACAAGTAATTCTGCTAGTTCTACTCTAGTAGAAGTAATTAATTCTACAAACCAATCCACACCAACAGGCAATACCAATAATCTTAATATTGGTAATGTGTATATTACTAATAAATTTGACAGCAGAGCTAATAATCCTGTACTTATCAGACAAAAACAAAGAGTTACAAAACCAACAGTTTCCACTAGTACAGCTTTAGCCTTAACTACTGTAGAATCGTCAAATAATATATTAACATTTGGTCCATATGGCAATCAAGAATATATTAATATTGGAGAGACACCTAATGATGGTAACGGTGATCCGTTAAGAACCGCTTTCTATAAGATTAATAATAATTTTAGTAATTTATTTTTAACTAGTACAACAACATCAACTGCATATACAACAGGTCTTTCCGCAAATCAAGTTATATTTGAAGTACCTATAGCACGTTTTTATCAAGGTGAATTTCAAATCCGTTCAAGTGATGAAGGAACTCCTGACATGCAGGATATTACATTAACCGCAAGTATCACTAATAATCTTGCTGGAGTAAGATTTAGCGGACATTCTACGTTATTTGAAGGTAATGCTATTTGTAGATATGATATGGATGTATCTGGTAGTAATGTTAGAGTTATGATTAATCCATTAGTTAATGCATATTTAGAACATTTTATATCAGCAGTAATAACATATCCAGAAGCAGTTGTTACAGTTGGTGTAGATATTGCATTAGATGGGTATGCTAATGGATATCTAATGGGTACCGAAGACGGCGTAATATTAACAACGGAATCTTAATGAGAGCAAAAGAATTTATTACTGAAACAACATTGAGTAAAGTACACGATGGTTTAGATTTAGCAACTATGTCCCTACCTAACACGTATGTTATTCCAGAGTTAAAGAACAATGACTTCTATGATTTATATCGTTTTGGTGTAGCGATTGCCGCAGTCAGGGGCGAAGGTGGCAACGATAATGTAAAGAATGGATTTGAGCCGGAGTTTAGAGCAGAAAGTAGTTGGGGAGAACATCAGGTTGTGTCATCTGAGTTTGATACAGAACTTGGTAAAACTATTGACCAAGCATTAAAGAAAGTTGGAAAATCTGGTAAAAAAATGGTAAGTACTCCTAAAAGTGATGAGATGGACGATACATTAACTCAGTCACCGATTAAAGGATTCAAAGGATACAAAAGAAAATGAGAGCAAATGAATTTGTATCCGAATCTAAAATCGGAAAAATAGGAAATAGAAAACAAATGGCCACAAAAGGGTTACATAAATTTCGTGATAACAACGCGGCTGATCGGATATATGAATTGAATAGAATTATGATGGCAGCGGCCGCAACCGATGGAACTTTTGTACCAAATATGGACGGTGAAAGTTGGGCTGGAAGATATAATATTGCAGTACCTTATACTCAGCAAGAACAAGATATGTTACTGATGGCATACAAGGCTGCAGGATCTGATTATCACGATTTAAATAAAGGTGATTTGAAAAGTAAAGAATTAGATGGCACAAACACTCAAAGCACTGTTAAACCTTTTAAAGGCTATAAAAGAAAATAATTTGACCACTCATTTTGTGAATAAGTAATTATATCAAATTACAGGATTCAGAATGATTGATATCAATAACACGCTAGATTTACTCAAATTAAAATTTTACAACGAATGGCTTTATACAGCCCATATATATGAAGAAGGTGATAGTCAGTTTCATAAACAACTTACTTCTCAAGTAGTAAATCAATATATTGACCCACTAAATATTCCAAAGGATGCTAAAATCTTAGACTTGGGTTGCGGTCCTGGTTATTTCTTAGATGAGATGAAAGAACGGGAATATACTGATGTTATCGGTGTAACACTAAGCCCGGGCGACATAAAAATTTGTGAGGCTAAGGGTCATACTATTAAAACATATGACTTGAGTTTCTTACCACAAAAAGAAGGTTATTTTGATGAAAGTGTTGATTTTATCTTTTTACGTCATGCATTGGAACATAGTCCATATCCTATCTTTAGTTTGATGGAATATAATCGTGTATTGAAACAAGGTGGTAAATTGTATATTGAAGTTCCTGCACCCGATACTCAGCGTAAACACGAATGGAATCTAAACCATTATAGTATTTTAGGTGAACAACAATTGGCTGCATTATTAGATCGTACTGGTTTTGCAGTTAACAAGTTTGATAACTTTGAATTTGAGTTAAGTTCTCCTAATTCAGAAGATCCGGATAAGCCATTAGCAATGAAAGAAAAATACTATTGTGTTGTTGCTACTAAAGCTAGACCATTAGATATCAAATAACATCAAGCACTCTTAGGAGTGCTTTTTTAATACCATTATTAAATTGCTCATATAAATACTTATTATGAGTAATACACCTTCACTAGTAAAGAATCCCTATACTAAAACAGTTTTTAAAACTGATAAAGAACTACAGGATTTTATTAAATGCTGTGACCCAGATACAGGTTATCTATATTTTATGGATAACTTCTTTATGATACAACACCCTACTAAAGGTAGTATGGTTTATCATCCGTGGCCCTATCAAAAACGATTGATTGAAACATATCATAACTATCGTTATTCAATCAGTTTGATGCCTCGACAGTCAGGCAAATCAACTTCAGCGGCTGGTTACTTACTCTGGTATGCAATGTTTGTACCAGACAGTACTATCTTAGTTGCGGCACACAAATATACAGGTGCTCAGGAGATTATGCAACGTATTCGTTATGCATATGAAAACTGCCCCGATCATATTAAAGCTGGTGTAACAACATACAACAAAGGATCATTAGACTTTGAGAATGGTAGTCGTATTGTAAGTGCAACAACTACTGAAAATACAGGTCGTGGTATGTCTATTACACTATTATATTTGGACGAGTTTGCATTCGTTAGACCAAGTATTGCTAAAGAATTCTGGACAGCTATAACACCAACATTGTCAACAGGTGGTAAAGCTATTATCACAAGCACACCAAACAGTGACGAGGATCAATTTGCTTATATTTGGAAGGGTGCTAACAAGACCGAAGATGATTTTGGTAACACAACAGAAATAGGTGTTAACGGCTTCAGAGCATATAGAGCGCATTGGAGTGAACAACCAGGACGAGATCAAAAGTGGGCTGATGAAATAAAAGCACAGCTCGGCGATGATCGTTTTAACCGAGAAATTGGGTGCGAGTTCATTATTGCTGATGAGACATTGATTAATCCAAATACATTGATAGCCATGGAAGGTATAGAACCTGTAAGTCGTATAGGACAAGTACGTTGGTATGAAAAGCCTAAGAAGGGTAATATTTATTGTGTAGGATTAGACCCAAGCTTAGGTACAGGTGGTGACCCGTCAGCCATACAAATCTTTGAAGCAAATACTACTACACAAGTAGGTGAATGGAAACATAATAAAACGGATATCCCAAGTCAGATTAAACTATTAGCACAGATAAGCAAATATATAGCAGAATGTACAAACGAACCAAACAACATCTACTATTCTATTGAATGTAATGGAATTGGGGAAGCCGCTATCATATCATTAAACGAATACGGGGAAAGTAATATCCCGGGTATCTTTATTAGCGAAGCAGGCAAAGGACGTAGAGGATTTAATACAACTAATAAAAGCAAACTAGCAAGTTGTGCTAAGTTTAAAACATTGGTTGAGAGCAAGAAAATGACTGTAAATAGTCGTAGTCTTATAAGTGAACTAAAAGCGTTTGTCGCACACGGCGGAAGCTATGCCGCTAAAATCGGGGATACAGACGATTTGATTATGGCTAGTTTGTTAGTTACACGTATGTTACAGCATTTAAGTGATTATCATGTGAATTTAGAGACACAGATTCGTGACCATGATGAATACATAGCTCCATTGCCCTTCTTTGCGGTCATAAGCTAAGAGGTAAAAGATAAATACAATATGGCTAAAAATCAAGAATCAATCAACCGCTCATTATTTGAGCTATTACGTAGTAGAGGGTATGCCCCTACACTATTGGATACTTCGGGTAAGGAAATTCCAGTCCCAGAAGAAGCAGAAGTCTTTCAGTTTAAGTTTACTAAAGACGGAGAAGAATACGGTACAGTAACAGCATCTATTGATGGATTACACAAGTTAGTAATCTATTTTGGTGATGATGTTGCTAACAGCGAAAAAGAAAATAACGGCGGTGATGATTCGTGGTATAAACTATTGAATCATCTAAAACGTTTCTCACAGCAACACCAATTGAGTTTTGAAGTTAAAAACAGAGACCATTTAAAATATGATATGGCAAAAAGGGAACATATGAAAAAGCAAGAAAGAATATCAGAAGGCTACTATCCAATGGGTAAGAAAGCTAGTT